ATGAAATGGTTCGGGACGAAGGCGGCCGCATCGGGCGATGCGCGGCCGGTGTTGGCGCGCGCCTGGGGCACGGGCGCGGTGGCGCTGGGGGAATGGCCGGCATCCTATGAGGCGCAACTGCGCGCCGGGGTGATGGGCAATGCGGTGGCGCAGCGGGCGATGCGGCTGGTGTCCGAAGGCGCGGGCGCGACGGCGATCAAGATACGCGGCGTGGAGGATGGCGCGCGGGTGCTGGCGCTGGTCGGGCGGGCTTCGGCGGGACAGGGGCTGATCGAGACGCTGGCCTGCCACCTGCTGCTGCACGGCAATGGCTATGTCCAGGTGATCGCGGGCGCGGACGGGATGCCGGCCGAACTGTTCGCGCTGCGGCCCGAGCGGGTCAGCGTGGAGGCGGATGCGCGCGGCTGGCCGGCGGCCTATCTGTATCGCGTCGGGGACAGCGTGATGCGCCTGTCGCCGGAGGACGGCGCGGGGCGCACCAGCCTGCTGCACCTGAAGGCGCTGCATCCGCTGGACGATCATTATGGGCTGGGCTGCGCGGGCGCGGCGGCGGGCGCGGTGGCGATCCACAATGCGGCGACGACGTGGAACAAGGCGCTGCTCGACAATGCGGCGCGGCCCAGTGGCGCGATGGTCTATGATCCGGGCGACGGATCGGTCTTTTCGCCCGAGCAATATGAGCGGGTGAAGCGGGAGATGGAGGCGGCCTTTGCCGGCGCGGCCAATGCGGGGCGGCCGATGCTGCTGGAGGGTGGCCTCAGCTGGCAGGCGATGAGCCTGACGCCGGCGGAGATGGATTTCGTGGGGCTGAAAAGCGCGGCGGCGCGGGAGATCGCGCTGGCCTTTGGCGTGCCGCCGATGCTGATGGGGCTGCCGGGCGACAATAGCTACGCCAATTATCGCGAGGCCAACAAGGCGTTGTGGCGGCAGGCGATATTGCCGCTGGTGGCGAAAATCTGCGCGGGATTGTCGCAGGGGTTGAGCGGCTGGTGGCCCGGCGTGGCGATCGAGGCGGATCTGGACGCGGTGCCGGCGCTGTCGGACGAGCGCGCTGCGTTGTGGGAGCGGGTGGCGGCGGCGGATTTTCTGAGTGCCGAGGAGAAGAAGGCGATGCTGGGGCTGTGACGGCCGACATTTGACCCAAGCCGGGCTGCAAATGGCGCTTTTCTGCGCTTCCGGTGCTCACGTGCCTTAAGCACGCTGCGCGCCGGTTCTCGAAATGCACCATTTTCGCCTCGACCATCACAGAATTGTGAAGCGATCTTCAGCCAGCCTCTGACCGGGCGAGGCTGTCGAGGCGGCAGAAATCATTGGCCCAGTTCCAGCGGCCGCCCTGGATCAGGCAATCGCCGGCGCGGAACAGGTCGAAATGCCAGGCGACAAGGCCAAGGGCGGCAATCACGAGGACGATCAGGACTTTGCGATGGGTGCGCTTCATGGTGCGCCAGATAGGCGCGGCGGGCGCCGATGAAAAGGAGCGGGGGCATGAAAGAGGAGATGCTGGCGCGGCTGGTAGCGCAGGCGCAGGGGCAGGTGGCCGACATGGTGACGATCCGCGCGCTGATCGAGGAAGCGAGCGGGCTGGGCGCGGAGCGGGCGCTGGAGCGGCTGGGGCTGAGCGATCGGAGCGCGGAAAAGGATGTGCGGGAACTGCGCGAACTGCTGTCCGCCTGGCGCGACGCGAAGAAGGCGGCGCGCGGAGCGGTGATCGGCTGGGCGGTGCGGATCGGCATGGCGCTGGTGCTGCTGGGGGTGGCGGTGAAGGTCGGGCTGCTGGGGCTGGTGCGGGCATGAGCGGCGACATGCGCTTCGCCGGCTATGCGGCGGTGTTCGACCGGGTGGACCGGGGCGGCGACGTGGTGCGGCCGGGCGCGACGAACCGGGCGGCGTCACCGTGGAGGCGACGGCGTTCGAGGCGCAGCGCAGCAGCGCGCGGCTGGCGGGCGGGATCGTGGGGCGGCTCTATCGGCTGACCAACCGCGTCACCCTGTCCGACGGGCAGATGGATGAGCGATCGGTGACGATCCGGGTGGAGGAGCGCTGATGCTGGCGGAACAGGAAAGCGGGGCGCTGGCGACATCGCTGGCGGAATTGAAAGCCTATCTGCGGATCGAGACCGAGGGCGAGGACGCGGTGCTGGCCGGGTTGCTGCGCGGGGCGGCGGCGCTGTGCGAGCAGTTCGTCGGCCAATGGCTGGTCGCGCGGTCGGCGCGCGAGACGGTGGCGGGGACGGGTGGCTGGCAGCGGCTGTCGGCGCGGCCGGTGCTGGCGATCGAGAGCGTGGCGGCGGTGGACGCGGACGGCGCGAGCGAGGCTTTGCCGGTCGAGGCCTATGCGATCGACATCGACGCGGCGGGCGACGGCTGGGTGCGATCGACGCGCGCGGGGGACGGGCGGGTGCTGGCGGTCCGCTATCGCGCCGGGATGGCGGGCGAGTTGAACGGCGTGCCCGAAGCGTTGCGGCAGGGCATCGTGCGGCTGGCGGCGGACCATTATCTGGCGCGCGGGACCGAGAGCGCGACCCCGCCGGCGGTGGTGAGCGCGCTGTGGCGGCCGTTCCGGCGGATGCGGCTGGCATGAGCGCGGCGATCGCGCGGCAGATGGAGGCGCTGGTCGAGGCGCGGGCGGCGGCGCGGCGGGCGCGGATCGCCGCCGCGCTGACCGGGGACGGCGTCACGGCGGTGGTCGAGGGTGAGGCGGTGCTGGCGTCCGGCCGGGGATTGCAGGCGCGCTGGTGGCGCGACCTGGCGCTGCGCGAGGCGGGGAGAGGGCGATGAGCGGGGAAGTGGCGGTGCGGGCCGCGGTGATCGCGGCGTTGCGGGCGGACGATATGCTGGGGCGCGCGGTGAACGGCGTGCATGACGGCGAACCGGCGCGGGCGGCGGCGCCCTATGCCATGGTCGGCGAGTGTCTGGGCGCGGACTGGGGCGGCAAGGATGTCGAGGGCCGCGAATTGCGCCTGACGATCGCGCTGGTCGTGGCCGAGGAGACGCCGGCGCGACTGGCCGGCATGATCGCGCGGGTCGATCCGGCGATCGGCGCGGCGCAGGCGCAGGACGGCTGGCGCATCGTGAGCGCGCGACTGTCGCGGTCGCGCGTGGCGGGGGGCGGCGGGGCCGCTGGCTGGCGGGCGGTGATGGATTATCGGCTAAGGGCGGTGCGGGAGGGGGGATGACGGGAGGGGGCGGGTAGCGGGCATCGGTTTTTACCGTGCTTGATATTGGCATTGCGCCATTTTCGGGCATTGAACTCAGATGGCGCTTTTCCTGAAAACAGACGTTCGTCACCCAAGGGCTGTCTACGTGATAGGGGATTGCTTGAGGAGGCTAACCATTGGTCAGATTGCTACAGAGTCAATTGTTAAATAAATCATTGGTTAATTCTTGAAATATTCTTTGGAAGAAGTTAGATTATTTGTTTAACAGGAATTATCCAAATGGAAGAACTTAAACAACGCATCTGCGAATTTAAGAAACGGAACGGCCTACATTCGTCTGACGGGCTGGACGCCGCAGCCGTCTGCGTCTCGCGTTCTGACTACAATATATTCGATCAGGCGATGTCAGAGCTTTTCTGGGGCAATGTCGAACAGGCGGGAACTGCTGACGCAGCCGACAAAATTTGACTGCGAAGGCACACAATGACTGAAGGGCGACTGCTATACAAATACCGCAAGTTTGATGCGCGCACGCTGCAAATGCTCTGTGAGCACGGCTTACATTATAGCAACCCGGCGAAATTCAACGATCCACTTGACTGCAATCTGGCGATATATCCAGACTTGAGCGCTTACGAATTGATAAAGCTGTATGAAAAATTACTGGGTCCGGGTCAGGCGGAAGAATTTAACGTCGCCATATACAACGCTAGGAAAGAAGCCGCGCCCTACGGTCAGAACATACATTTGCCTAGCGATGTCAAAGACAGGTTCAAGCAAAAAATCGCAGATCTTATTGCCACAGTTATCCAGGAGGAACTGAACCAACGAGGTGTCCTATCCCTATCCGGCACATGGGAAAGCGTCTTGATGTGGAGCCACTATGCAGACGAACATCGGGGTATCTGCATTGAGTATGATACAACAGAGATGCCGCACGAATACCTAGCCCGCGTTAACGATGATGGAAGTCGAGCTGTCAGCGCCAGCGATATCATGAAGTGGAAAGAGTATGGGGATAAAGAGGCGGAACAGCGAGTGTTCCAAACGCACTTCTACTCGAAAGCTCCTGAATGGCGTTATGAGCAAGAGTGGCGGGACATTGGAGACAAGGAAGGAAAGTGTCAGTCCTACCATATAACAGCTGTATTGTTTGGCGCTCGCTGCGAGCCAGCTGTGCAAGCGGCTGTGGTCAGAATGCTGGGATCAGAAACAACGGTTGTGTTTCGTAAAGTCAGGTTTGAAGGTCTGTCGTTTGCGCTAACATCTGACCGGATAACGGCGAAAGAAATTGAGCATACAGTGTTGTTCGTGTCTGAGGAGGTGAACGCTGCGCGAGAGCAAGCATCCGGCTTCATTTCCCTGTTTGACGACATTGCCATCGATATGAAGAGTTTTTATCGGGACGAGGTTAGGCGCATTGTGGAGAATGAACGACCCTAGGTTGGTCTGGTCCGCAATCTCGCACAAACTGACCGACGGCATGTCCGCTTTGCCATTCCTAGCCAACGAAACCAGCCGTTCCCCTACCGGCCAATCGCAGCTGCAAACGAAGCTGAACTTCTATGTCCGGTTCGGTCGCTATCGGCTACTCCATATTCCCGGCGTCATGCCAGCGCAGGCTGGCATCTCGGGCGGAGGCGTGGGGCGGCGAGGGTGGCGGCTTTCCAGCGTCATCCCGGGTTGCCGGAGACCCCAGCCTTCGCTGGGGTGACGTAGCGGGGTGGGCGCGTTCAAGCGACTTTGCAGCGTGCTCAACGGTTCGTTTCTGGCCGAAACAAGACGAGTCCGGCCCTTTCAAGGGGGGAGGCGGCGGAGCGCGTTTTTCGTGTCTGTGGTTGGCAGAGCGCCGCTGAGGCGGCGCGCCCACCCCCGGCCCCTCCCTGACGGGGAGGGGAGGAAGACGGTCCGCCTCTGCGCGATTGCCGCTGCATCTTTCGGCGTGACGCCCTGTTCCGCCATCGCCTGAGACCGGGGCCTTCGCCGGGGTGACGGTTGAGGGGGTGGCGGTCGAGGGGGTGGCGTCGGGAGGGCTGTTGCGGCCGGTCAGCGCGGGCGGCTGCTTTCCTCATATTCGCTGGTGATCTTGTCGACATATTCGGCGATCTGGTCGTCGGCGTCCGCCTGGGCGTCCTTGTCGGACATGCCGTCAGCCTTGTCCTGGGCGATGATCGCCGCGCGGAAGGCGGCTTCCTTGTCGGCGCAGGTGCGCTTGAGCGCGGACTGGAATTCGCCGAGCGGCAATTTCTTGTCGAGCGAGGGCTGCGTCTGGGCGCCCAGGCATTTTGAAAAATCCTTGCGCCCCATGCCGACGGCGTCGGCCGAGGGGGTGGTGGCGAGCATCATCATGAGCGAAGCGGCAACAAACATCAGAACCTCTCCATAAACCTATTGGTTCACGCTGCGATCGGTTGGCCAGTGGCCGTCCGAGTCTCTTGTTTTTCCGCGATTTCCCGAAGCCCAAGCAGGGTGCTTGCGGCGTCGGTTTCGCATGTTGGGAGAATGCGCCATGGGCGTCGAAAAGGGAAGTGCGTTTCTGTTGAAGGTGGGGGACGGCAACATGCCCGCAACCTACGCCACGGTCGCTGGAATGCGCACCACGCAATTGTCCGTAAATGGCGAGGCGGTGAACATCACCAGCAAGGATTCGGGCGGCTGGCGCGAATTGCTGTCGGGCGCGGGGGTGCGGTCGGTCAGCGTGTCGGCGGCCGGGCTGTTCACCGGGTCGGACGCGGAAATACGCATCCGCAACCATGCGCTGGCCGGCACGATCGAGGATTATGAGCTGAGCTTCGAGAGCGGGGAGCGGATGCGCGGACGGTTCCTGGTGACGCGACTGGACTATGCCGGCGATTATAATGGCGAGCGCAATTATGCGCTGAGCCTGGAAAGCTCCGGCGCGGTGGTGAGCCTGTGGGCTGGCGCTGCGATCCGATGAGGACGGCCTGACCCTGAGCGAGGCGGGCGTCGTCGCCGGGTCGATGATCGCGCCGGAAGCGCTGGCGGGGCGGGTCACTGGCCGGGCGATCGACCCGGCCGCGAGCGCGGACGGCGCGGCGGATGGCGTGCCGGTGGCGCTGAGCCTGCGCTATCATGATGCCGCGCGCGATTTCCAGGCCGGGGCGCAGCGGGTGACGCGGCCGGGTCCGGGACGGATGGAGCGCGGGATCGAGCTGCCCGCCGTGCTGAACGCGGACGGCGCGCGGGCGCTGGCGGCGGCGCGGCTGGGCGCGGCCTGGGCCGGGCGGGCGCGGATGACGCTGCGCTGCGACTGGCGGGCGTTGACGCTGGCGCCGGGGGATGTCGTCAGCGTGGCGGATGTGCCGGGGCACTGGCGGATCGAGGAACGGGAATGGGAGGCGATGGCGGTGCGGCTGGCGCTGCGGCGGACGCCGGGCGGGCGCAGCGTGCCGCCCGCCGGCGCAGGGTCCGGCGCGATCGTGCGGCCGGTCGATGCGCCGCACGGGCCGACGACACTGCGGCTGGCCGACCTGCCCTTCATCAAGGACGGGCTGGCGAGTGCGCCGCTGATCGTGGCGGCGGCAAGCGGTGGCGCGGGATGGCGCGGCGCGGCGCTGTTTATGACCGGCGCGAGCGGGGAGGCGGCGCCGATCGGCCGGAGCGCGGCGCGGGCGGTGATGGGCGTGGCCGACGCGGCGTTGCCGCCCGGCAGCGCGCAATTGGTGGATGGGCGCCATGCGTTGCCGGTCACGCTGCTGGCGCCGGACATGGCTTTGCTGTCGGCCGATGAGGCGGCGCTGGCGCAGGGGCGCAACCTGGCGCTGATCGGCGGGGAATTGATCCAGTTCGAGCGGGCCGAGCAGACCGGCGTCGCCAGCTATCGCCTGACCGGGCTGCGCCGGGGGCTGCGCGGCACCGAATGGGCGATGGCGGAGCATGTGGCCGGCGAGGATTTCCTGCTGATCGAGGAGGATCGTCTGGTCGAGCCGCTGGCGGCGTCGGGCAGCGAGGCCGAGCCGGGGAGCCTGTTGCGCCTGTCGGCGGTCGGCATCGGCGACGTGGAACCGGCCGAGGCGGCGCTGACGATCAGCGGCGCGGCGCTGATGCCGCCCTCGCCAGTGCATCTGGTCGCGCGGATGGATGGCGGCGGTGGCTGGACGATCGGCTGGACCCGGCGGAGCCGCAATGGATGGCGCTGGTCGAGCGGGACCGACGCGCCGCTGTGCGAGGAAAGCGAGCTTTATGCGGTGCGGTTGCTGGATGGCGACGCGCTGGTGCGTGGCGCGGAGACGGCGGCGGCGCAATGGACCTATGCCCCAGCGATGATTGCGGCGGACGGCACGGCCGGGCGGGCGCTGACCGTCGAGGTGGCGCAGCGCGGGACATTCGCGCCGGGGCGGGTCGCGCGGATCATGCTGACGGCCTGATGGCGCGCGACGCGCCGGGGATTACAGGAGGACAGGACCATGGATGCATCGCCCCGTTGGGCATTGCCGCTGCTCTTTGCCGGGCAGGCGCAAAAGGAGATTTTTCATAATGAGGCGCTGATGCTGGTCGATGCGCTGCTGCATGGGGCGGTCGAGAGCATCGATGTGGCGGAACCGCCCGCCGACCCCGCGGACGGGCAATGCTGGATCATCGCCGCCGGGGCGAGCGGGGCATGGAGCGGGCAGGCGGGCCTGATCGCCTGCTGGACGGAGGGGGGATGGCGCTATGTCGCGCCGCGCGCGGGCCTGGCGGTGCATGTGGCGGACCGAGGACATGCGTTTTTTCATGACGGGATCGAATGGCGCGCCGGCGCGATCCGCGATGACGGCCTGTATCAGAATGACGAGAAGATAGTGGGCGCGCGCCAGCCCGCCATCGCGAACATTGGCGGCGGCGCGGTGATTGATGCGGAAGCCCGGTCTACCATCGCCGCCATTCTGACGGCGCTGCGGACACATGGGCTGATTGCTTCCTAA